GACACGACATCAAGTACTGGCACACTGCCTTTGCTCGACTTCACCTTACTCTCTTCGAAGAAGACGATAAAGTCCGACTCGTTTTTGGCGCCCCCTTTGCTCTATTTACAGCCGAACTCGAATCGCACCCCGCGCCGAGCTCGTCGCTACCCTCGACTGGTCTGGTTTCGATCGTTACGCTCGACACCTCATCATCAAGGACATCCATACGCGTATCTTGCGTCCCATGTTCGACTTCGAACACGGCTACCACCCGACGAAAGAATACCCGGATTCAACATCCGATGGATACGATGCAGAACGCATCGAAAATCTCTGGAACTGGATGACTGACGCGATCCTCACGACGCCACTCATGTTACCAGACGGAACACTTATCGAGTTTCAACACTCAGGTATCTTCTCCGGTTACTTTCAGACTCAACTATTAGATTCTATTTACAATTTAGTTATGATCTTTACAATTCTATCCCGACTAGGATTTGATCTCGACAAAGTCGCAATCAAAGTCCAAGGCGATGATTCTATTTTCATGTTACTATGTTGTTTCATTCTCATATGTTCCTGGTTCCTTCAAATGTTTACTCATTATGCAAGCTACTATTTTGGAGCAGTTCTAAGCGAAAAGAAATCTGAAATTCGAGACTCTCTCGAAAATGCAGAAGTTCTTAAATATCGCAATCGAAACGGTATCCCCTACCGCGAGCCCCTAGCCCTACTAGCTCAACTTCGACATCCTGAACGCTCAATAACTTATGAATCCTTAATGGCCCGAGCCATCGGTATCGCTTACGCGAACTGTGACTCAGACCACCGTGTTTACCTGATTTGTGAAGACATCTACAACTTTCTATCAAGTCAAGGAATCACACCTGACAAGCATGGACTTCCTTCCTCCATTCGTTTCCAACGCGAATACATTCCTGGAGCAGAAGAAGACATCCCTCTTGACAGATTTCCCACTATGTTTGAGACCGTCAAACGCCTACTTGGCACTAAACGTCCTCAACCTGATACAAAGTACTGGCCTCCACACTTCATCGGTCTACCCGGTCAAGCTCAGACCTAGCTTACGTTTCGTTTTGGTTTCAACTCCTTTACGCTTTTCAAAAGACAAAAAAAAATTAAAAACAAAAC